GTGCTTCTTTGACAAGCTGAGCAAACATAACAATGTCAGCAACCGCAAGCGTCAATGCTGCTGTAGCGGTTCCAAGAATGCCAATTCCCGACATTCCAGCGGTCGAAACATTGATAGCTCCTAGACCAGTTCCTATTCCAGCACCTGCTATCGTTGCGCCAGTAGCTAAACTACCTAGAATCGATCCACCCGCAGCACCACCGATCGCACCACCAGCAACTCCACCAGCCACGCCACCGGCAATACCGCCAACCGCTGACCCTGCTGCGCGTTGCCCAACTCCACCGGATGCCGCCGAAATCGCAGTCCCTGTTGCCTGTGCTGCGTTGAGTGCTATCTGGGCCTCAGTGGTCAGAATGACCATTTTACGGTATGCGTCATAGCCCTCCGAGACTTGCTTAATCGTTCGTATCAAGCCTGTGAAAATCTCAGTAGTCCCCTGGATCGCTAACAGAGAATCAGTCAACTTTTGCAAGTCGGTTTCGCCAATCAAACCTAGATGGGAAATACCTCGAGCGAATCGCATCACCGCTTCGGTACCTTCGGACATTGCCGATATGATTCGACCAGCCGAGGCGCTTATCTGCTCGTTTCGTCGCTGTGTTGCAGCCGCTGCTCGTTCGTGTTCTGCATCCTGCCTTGCGATGCCTTGGATAGCCTCAGAAACGCTTCGCTGTCGCTCCCTGGTTTCTGCCTTGCGAAATCGATCCTCTGCCTTCTCGCGATTTGCAATCGAGTCTACTGCTGCCCTTTCAAGATCATGGGCAAGCTGGACTTCCTCGTCTGTTATCTCTTGCGTGCTGTCCAGGGCTTTGCGTTTCAATTCCTCGATGTGATCGAAGTACTCTCGGAACGCTTGTTCTTCTTCGGCTAAAGCAGATTCGTAGATCGATTTTTCTCGGTCGAATGCTGCCCGGCCTGCAGCCTCACGCTCTGCATAAAGCTCCTCGATAGTCATCAGGCTTGCGTCTTTGATCGCCGCTTGCCTTGCTGCTTCGTCGGTAGCTCGCTTGCTTTGGCTTTGCTCCCATGCCTTAGCAGCCTGTTCGGTGTTATCAAAGAACTGGGTGACCGCATCCTGGTTGATCTGAGTCACCCTAGCCGAACTGCTAGCCGCTGTGCTAGTCGTTTGGGCCATCGTCTGTGCTATAGCCGAGGCAGAATTGGAAATCAGTTCATCGATCTGACTTCGGCGCGATTTCAGGTCATTTGCGAACGAATCGATTATCTGCCTGGATGCCGGGTCAACCTGTGCCTTGAGGGTAAAGACTACCCCACGTTCTGCGTTATCTGCCACTTAGCACCCCCGCCAAAATCGATTGCTCTAGTGATTGCCTCGATACTCGATCCTCGATCTCTCGCATCGCTGCAAACGTTTGCAATAGCCACCAATCGCTGCGCTCTGCCTCGTTGAGCATTGCACCCCCTGAAACCTTCGACGCTTGATAGAGGCTGATTACGGCCTCCTGTTTGGCGTTTAAGTCCGGCTTGTCATTGTAGTGCCCCTTTGCGCAACCAATCGAGGCTTCGCAGGGAGTTTTTCCCGTTCGCTCTGCGTAGCCTTTTCGATCCCTACTACGGATCGCCTCGCCGGTTTCCTCATCGAACATGAACCGACGGCACAAGTCACACGGCCTTTTGGCCAAGGCTGGATTGACCAACCGAAGCGAAAAAGCCGTTAGGATTTTTTTTGATCGCCCTCGATCGTTCCGGTTTCGCCTTCGTCGAGAAACTCTTTTGGAATCTCTGCCGTAGGATCCGAACCGACCATGACGAAATAGATCCTGAGCAAAATCTGATGTCCGAGCATGTAAACGTGTTCTTTGTCGCAAGGTGCGTCGAAGCTCCACGCAGAAATAAACAATGCTACGAATTTCCGCATCGATTCGACAACCTTCTCAGGATCGTTTGCCGAGTCCGAAAAGTCTTTAAGCTGCTTTTCGATCGTCACAGGATCCGGCCTACGGTACCGAAAGAAAACCGCCGGGTACTTCCCTGTGGCCTCCTTCACATAGGCAGGGCAAGTAGTTTCGGCACGAACAAATGGATCTTTCCAAGACATAGGAACCTCAAAAAAATAAGGGGGATGTTAAGTCCCCCTCAGTGTACCACTGGCAACGTTGCCACGCTACAGACTCGATTTACGCCTTGACAACGTGGATTTGGTTGTCGGAAGTCGCAGTCAAAATATTGGTTTTGCGTAGGGCCTCGAACGTCAAAGACTGATTGATGCGACCACGGCCAGGAACCGTAGGCCCACCGCTCATATACTTGAGATTCCCGAAGTTAAACGTATAGGTAGTCGTCCCGTCGCTGATCGCAAGCGAAGCTACCGCACCGGCCAAAGCAGCATCATAGAGCGCCGAAGTATCCGACCGGAACGCTGTTTGAACCGTAAGATTGACAATCAAATCCTGAGACTCGAACCGAGTAGGGGTCAGGGAGTTTTCGTACTGATTTTGATCGATCGCATTGTCAATCAAGAGCCTGAAAGATTGAATCGGGTAGGCTGTCGAGTTGTAGGTCAGAACCGCATCAGAGAACAGGTAAGCTGTTCCGCACTCGGGAACCGGAGTCGTCGGATAGGTCGATCCAAATACTTCCTCAAGCTCCCCGACGCAGGCCACGTTCCAGTTTAGATACTGCGTTTCCTGCCCCGAAATTTCAAGCGAGTTGATTCGCAGCTTGTTGTACTGATAGATTGCCCCGACCTTATCCACAAGCGCGTACCATGGCGCGATCGTTTCGGTAGGAATGTAGGGGCTTGCACCTGTGTGACCGATCGCCCGAGTCAGGAACCAATCGATTTCCTGAACGCCGAAATTCCCAGAGATATTCCCTCCGGATTTATCGGTCGTCGTTCGTGCCCGGCATGATGCCCTTTGGCGTGTCCCACGGTGGCCTTGATGGATTCCGACGGTTCGCTGTCCAACCAAAGAGCACTCATTGAACGCTACGCCGATCCCGCTTGCCCAGGTAACAGAATCCGAAACAATCAACTTTGATGCGGTAGCTTGGCTCATAGAATCCTCTAAGGGTTGATGACGATCCTATCCTAGTCGAGCCTTGCTCACTCAAATCGACCGAAGAACGGAACCCTGTCAGGCCCTCGAAGATGCAAGACCTTTTCGCCCGGCTGTGGGTTGCGGAACCCTGGGAGAATCTCGACCGGCTTAGACTTGAAGCAGGCTTGGAAAATCTCTAGAGCTTCGGCTTCGCTGTCGCAAATCGCTAGCCTGCCATCGACGATGAACACACCGTCAATTACGGCCTTAGTTTCCTCGTTTTGCTGGATATTTGCAGCATTGCTATTTTCTGAGGCTGGCAACGTTGCCACCTGTTCGACCGTTTCCGAGCCCTGTTTTGCTGGCAACGTTGCCACTTCATCGACTGGTTTCTTTGTCATTTACGCCACCGATAACCTTTGAACTGTGCACTTAATTTTTACCACTACCGAGCTTGCATCGTAATGCCCCTCGAATGCCGGGTCAATAAACGGCGAAGCGAAGTCGATCTCGATGCCTTGGATCTTTGTCGTCGGAAACTTACCGGCTGATGTCGCTGCGTCTAGGGCAGTTTGTGCCGTAGTCTTGATCGGCGTTGGCATGAATGCGTGCGACTTGTTCTGAAAAATGTTCTCGATGCGTTCGATCGCCCCGAGGTGCTCTTCCATTCCCCCGGTAAGATCCCCGTCGGCTGGATCCGAAACCATTACCAAAAATCGATAGATACGCTCGTCGATGCGGTTTTCGTGCGTTGGGCTTTCCGTCTGCAACGGAACAACCCGTCCTCCTGCCACCCAGGTTCGGCCTCGATTGTAGGGCTTCTTGGCTAGCGTGAAGGCTCGCGCCGATAGGTCAGCATCTGCGTTAAGCGTAGCGACGATCGCATCACCAAGGATCTTAATCCGACTCCCGAGCATTGGCCATTTTCTCCAAAGTTAAATCATCCGGATGATGCAGTTCCTCGAATAGCTTTACTCGCATTCGAAGAATCTCAATTTTCTCTTTCGATCCCGGCTCTGCCTGTGTAGGCTTTGGCATTGCTCGATCGAGTTCTAATTCCGGTTGGTCATCGAGTTCCGTTTCCATTGAACACCCTAGCCATCATAGCGTCAGCGAGTTGATTCGTTAGTCTCTCGACATAAGACCCTTCCAACCAAAGGAAAGGCCGCGCCGGTATCTTGCGAGTTCCGAACTGCTGATACGGTGCGTAAAAAAATGACGTTCCGATTTTTGCCTCGTTACGCATTAGTTCCTCGATGCGTCCCTCGGAGCCCGATTGCGTTACCGATCGTTTCATTGCTCCGGTCAAAATCAACAATGGGTGAGGCCCATGCAGCAAAATAGTATAGGGAGCGTGAGGCGGCCAGATACCATCAGGCCCTCTTGTTTGATCGAAATTAGACGAAAACCCCTCATGCAGGGGGTCTAGCATTTCGTTCCATACCGGCGAAAAATCGAACGATTCTAGGCTCTGTGCCATCCTAGAAAGCTCGTCCGATATGTTTTCGGCCAGTATGTCGTTCATTCTTCCTTGGTGCTCTTTCTGACGATGCAACGCCATTCGGAAAGGTCAACCGTTCGGCGAATCGACTTAATAATCCAGTCAGAATCAAACGCTGCGAACTTGTCCCCGATCTTCGGTTCGATAATCGTATTTGTCGTATCAACGATCGTTTCGGCCCAAACGACCAAGGTCATATCCTCTGGCTCATAGCCGAACGTGCTGGCCGCCATAACGATATCCCGTTCGCTTAGCGCCGATCGTTTTCCCTTGGCAACGTTGCCACTTACTACCTGGGTCGTGTACCGCTGCGGCCCAAACGAAAACGTGAGATTTTCTACTCCTTCGATGTACTGCCAGTCCCCTTCGTAATCGACAGAAAGCAGATTCGGTACCGACCCATCGCCGGGAGTAACAGGCCCACCGCCTGAGCATCCAAAGAAATCGCAAAAGGTTGTAACGACTGCCATGCTAGCTCACCTTCGCGATCGTTACGTTGATTTGGTTCGCCGGGCTAGTCCATCGCTGAACGTCACCATACTTGAACAGGTTGACCGTAATTGCAGTAACCGCATCGTTGGCAATCGCCGCAGCATTGATCCATCCTGCTGGCGCTGTAGCTCCGAGGGTTGTAAGCCAGTCGCCCTTACCGTTCAACGCACCGGCTGCGATCGATCCCGCATCGATTGCCCCGTCCGCAAGCACCCTAGCCGATAAAGCACCTGACTGGAACGCATCTTCAGGAATCGAGTTTGGCTCGGCATCATGCAACACCGAAGCGACTTGGCCGTTCCCTGCGTTGATTACCATTGACCCGAAGTTATCCGGGAATGCCACAATCAAATCGGTTTTGGCCTTGATTGCTGCCACTTCGGTATCCACAAAATCATCGATTGTGTCAACGCTGGTTTGCGTCGCTCGGCTTCCAATTGTCGCATCGATTCGCGACAACCCAAACGCCGCCGCATCCTGATAATCGACTGCGTCAAGCTCGATCTCGATAAGCACCGGAAGCATATTCGCAACGCCGCGAATACGCAAAACGACCCATTCGACTCCCGCTGCCGACGCGAAAGCCGCATCGGGAAAGTCAACTTCGTAGGCCCCCGCAAGCGATCCATCCGCTACGATGCCGCCTGATACGTAAGTGCCAAGGGTCTTGGAAACTGGAGTTACGCTAGTCCAGGTCGATTGGTTCTGCCGCCTGTACTCGAGCACTAGCCCGCTAGATGAATGCGTAACCCCGCTGAGCCCGCCGCCCGTGGTGCTCGATGAGTCAGCGATAAATACCGGGAGCGATCGGCTCGTTTTTGCCTTAGTGGTCTTTTGCTTACTCACG